CAGGATTCCAGTATGACGTACTTAAACGATTACCAAAATCGATTGCAAAAATCTTTCTCTCCAGAAAGAATTGCTGCGAAATTAAGTGCACTCTGTAAGCGGTCTGTAGACAGCTCACGCTGGTCACAAGGTTTTTACCAAAAATTTGGCTTTGAACCGAAGTGGTCAGAATGCGTTGTTGGCACCCTTCTCAGTCGAACTGAGGAGGTTTACCAGTGTCCCGTTGAAATGAAGAAGAGATTAGTAGCTATCGATAAGATCAAAAAACAAGGAACGATAGCTGCTGGCGAAGACGGTGTGTGGGGCTTTGTTATGGAAAAATTCGACAAGGTCCGTATAGGTGATTTCGAAACACCTAGTGAATCACGCCGCCGCATCATGTATGATCTTGTGAATGATGCGTATGTTAAAGGTCAGACACTCACTCAAGGTTATCTTGAAGTTGTTAAGCTTCTTGGTGGTCCTGATGTTGATTGGTGTTCCTACCTCCAAACTTTCGGGTTTACCTTCTGTCTTGCTGTTCTTGGTAAGATGGAGAAGTTCTATAAATACCAGACTGCGAGCCTTTGTGCTCTCTCTCTATCCAATTTACCGGATAAGAAGTCTGATGCTTGTAAGGGTTACCGTGTAGGTGACGTCTTACCATATTGTAAGAGAACTAATGCTTGGATACGCAAACAGTGTATCAAGCGCAGACACCATTTCGGTGTCCAGCTAGCTTTCTCACTATATCAAACTAAAGAACTTTCTCCACCTGCTGATCAGCGTTTTGTTGGTGAATCGATGGAAAAGAATCTTAAGGCATTAACCTCAGATAGACCTGAACTTATGGATCGTCTTAGGGCGATACAGCAAGTCGAAAGGACTATCGATGAGATTTGGTGGACATGTACGCGTGATCGAGTTCCTCTTTCGGGGAACAGAACCACGGATTATGATGTCCCAAAGTCTGCCGCCCACTTACGCAATAAGTGGATTCGTTTGAAGGGTACTCGTTGTAGACCCGACCATCTCAAGATTCCCTCATTAGCTGCATGTTATGAAAATACACGTAGTATGGGAGGATCTTTACAGTATTTGCTTGACCATGCTGATGCTTCTACGCATCTCGGTCGTGAGCCTATACTCCTAGGTATGGTCAATAAGATTCAAAAGTTTGGTCAGCCAACCGAATGTTATGGTTGTCTTGATGAGGATGAGATTTCTGACGTGATGAGACCGAGTCTTGATGGCTATGGAAGAGGTGTGTTGGTACGTCGTGTACCGATAAAAGAGGCTTTCAAGGTGAGAGTAATATCGAAAGGCGAGGCTGTGCCATACCAACGTGCACAGAATTATCAACCCTTTCTTTGGGAGATGTTACAGCATTTCGAGGTGTTTGCCTTAACTGGCCGACCCTGTGACGAAAGTGATATTGATGATCTTCTCTCGTGGGCCCGGAAGGAGGG